GTGAAATGGTGAACGTTTCCCTGGCGTAACATATTGACCGGATTCCGGATTGATACCACCGTGTCCGGCGTCCAATATGTAAAGAAATTTACTCATTATGATTTTATAAAAAAAAAAGACTTTGAATCCAACTCGTCGAAAAGTAAATGATTCAAAGTCTTTCTGAAAACTAACTATGAAATAAGCAAAACGAAGATATATAAATATATCGCTTACTTTCTGTTTAATTTTTTGAAAGATGTCAACATTTTATCGATGAACGAATATCCAAATGTTTTCTTGAAATTTTCATCAATGCTTTTTACTTCAATTATCATCACACTAATCAACGCCAATTTCACAAATGGAATTGTATCGTCAATAAATAGTTCGGAAATTCGGCACAATATAATTGCACACAAATAATAAATGACTTTTGAAATGATGTTTGATAATTTACGCGACTTGATTTCTTTAATTCCTTTTTGACCGGCGACCATTACACCCGTAATCGTGTCGATTAAAACAACAACAATAACCGATGTGATTGCCCAACTAATAGGAATAAAAAAAGCAGTCAATGACGCGGTCATATATGCGCAAAATTTGAATGTAATCGTTTCACTAATCATTGACCGAAAAATTTATGTGATGGCGATTTTGGAAAAACAATGTTTTCAAAATTGATAATTGTCAAAGACATTACGTCAACGCAATAACCTTCTTTAAATGTTGCCGGAACAACTTCATTTCCGTCGTTATCAATAACCGCTTCGACATCAATAACTTGTCCGATATAAACAATCGATTCAAGATTTCTTGAACTCAAATCGGAAATTGCTTCTTCTTTGCTTGAATAAACTAACTTATATATAATCATAATCGAACAACTTTTTTGATTCGTCCTTCGCTCATTGTGTACGTTGACGGATTTGAAATGACGTTCGTTGTGTCGTCTTCAAATGTTTCGGTCAATGTTGATGTTCCCGTCAATCCCGTCACTTCAATCACATCCGCATTACGCGTCACCGTTTGGTTTGTTGTTGGGATATAACTTGAAACACTTGGTTGTTCTTCCAATTGTGCGCCTACAATATAGAATCCACTTGTTCCATCCGGTGTGAATGAAACGTTTCCGTTATATGCAAACATTGAATTTTGAAGATTTGGTTCACCGCTTGGAACATTTATTGTCACGATTAATCGATACCATCCATCCGCAAGTGAAACAAAAGTTCTTGAACCGGTAATTGTCCCGGCTTGAACGAAATCAATTTCCGTTCCGTTTGTTAAATTAAAACCATATTCAACACGGTTGTCAAATGCCGCACCCGTAAAACGCAACCAAATATTATACCCACCATCTTTAAAATATCCACTAAATGTGAACGAAGTATTTGACGAGCTTGTTGTTCTTCTTACAAAATGGTTTCCGGAAATAACTTCGGGAATCATCTTGTCCGCGTTGACCGATGCAATCGGTGACGCTATTGAATCACTTGTGATTGTCGCCCTTGTTTTTGTCCAATAATTATTTGCAAAATCATCGGAGTAATGTAGTAAATTTGTCGATTGTCCTTCAACTAATATTGACGGACACGTCGTGTTCGTGTAATCTAATCGCGGAACATTCACCGCAACCGTTTCAATCAATCCACTTGAATTCATTCTTGTTGCGGTTGTCGAACGTGTCACCGTTGCGTCACCGCTTCCGTCGTATGGTTTTAATGAATAGAGCGTCCCGGCTTTATATCCGTTCGCCGTGATTACTAATGTTGCATCGTCCAAATCAATCGCCATAATATTATAATAAAGTAGTTAAACAAGTTTTTGATTCGAATGTTCCGCCATCCGAAGTCACACGACCTTCAAACATATCCGACGCAAGTCCATTGTAAGAAACAAGTTGAATGTCCGCCAGGTAGTCAAGGGTCAATTGTAATGTTGCACCGGCTTGTGTTCCGTCTTCTTTCTGAATATCCGAAAACAATTGATTCCAAGCATACGCTTGTTTTGAATTGTTAACAATTGATATTGTCGAATCATCACTTTCATAATATGAAAACGTTGAAATTTGTGTTTCCGTTCCGTCGTCTACGGTGACAAGTCCGCCGTCACCAAATATTTTTATTGCCATATTTATTGTGTATTAATGTTTAATCGTTACCGAAGTCATATGTTGTGTAAGGAATCGCACACCAATCCAACGAATCAAATACTTCAAGTGACAAATTCATCGTCCATCCGGCGGTCATATCGTGACCACGATTGATGAATGGGTCGGTTGAAACCGAACCTTCAATTGACAAATAATCTTCAAATCTATTTTGTTTCATTGTGATTCGAATGTCATTGCAAACAGACAAACAATCGGAATGAATTTCATCAATTTGTGAATAGTCACTCTCATTGTATTTATCACAAATAATAATTTGAAGATTCACAAAAATAGACTTGTCCGTCATTGAACCCGGTTGAATTGTTGCAACCATTAAAGGATAATTGATTGTGTCTTGACTTATCGCGTCAATGAAGTCACCAAAAAAGAAATCATTTATTTGACGATGCGCCGTTGCAATTTCGTTTAGTTCCTTTTTTATTTGATTTATCGTTTTGTCCATTTAGGTAAACTTTTAATTTTTCGATTTGTTTCTTTGAAATTTTAAAACTCATTTTGACCAATTGATTCGATACCCCGTTTTGATTTTCTTTAAGTCATGATTTGTTCTTGTGATTGATTCAGTATATTCCGGATATTTAGTTCCGCAATCATCTTCAAGGAATCCGATCAATCGTTCAAGATAAAATTCCGCATCCTTGTGAAGTTCGTCACGGAATGAAACCGTTTCCGATACCGTGTTCGCGGTGATGTTTTCATCCGACACACGTCCGGTTGTCTTGTTTGTAATTTTAACATTGGATAAAAGCGCGACTTTGTAGTCAACCAATGAAACCAACGCCGGGATGACATAGTCATCCATCAATTCGCGATAATCCGTCGACCAGGTATCCGTTGAAACCCTTGTCAATAATGCGCGGAACAATGGCGAACCAAGTGCCGGTTGAATGTTCATCGCTTGAACGCGGTTGATTGCAACCGACAAGATTTTCGTGTCCGAATTTTGGTGAATCAATCCTTTCTTTTTTAGTGATTCCGTAGAAATCAAATAATTTGTTGCCATATATTATTTTTTTAAAACTAAATGTTGACGCCATTCGTGTCGACACCACGCCGTCGTTCGATTTGTTTTTGGATTATGATAAAAACCACCACGATATCGCCAAACGTCGCGACCGATTGAACCCGTAATCAAGTCAATTTCGGAACGTAAATACATTCTATTAATTCCTATTAACGTTTCGCAAAATTCACGCGATGTTGGAATGACTTCCGCACCGAGTCCCGGTTTTACTTCGTATGAATATCTAATTTCAAATTGGTCAATTTGAACATCGATACCGTCAAGAACTTGTTCACCAAGTTTTGAAGTGACACCGTCAACAATCAAGTTCAATTTTCCAAGTCTGTCCATTGACTTCGCAACTTCAACGATTGGTTCGTTGATTGCCTTTGAAATTGACGTTCCGTCTTCACCTTCAATCAACATCTTTAAAACATTTTTGTCAAGTGATGTCAATCCGTTTCGGATGTCGTCAACCTTGTCGAAAAATTGTTTGAAATTGTCCGCTTCGAATTGTTCAACTTGCTTTGAACCAAAATCATTTGAAACCGAAATTGATTTGACAACTTTGAATTCGTCTTTTGATTGACCGTACTTTTTAAATATTTTCAAATCTTCTTTTGCCGAACGGAATTCACTTGGTGTTTCTTTTATTCCTACAATTTCACGCGCTTGTTGTATTGTTATCGACGGGAATGACGCAAGGATAACTTGAACACCGGATTCCGGAGTCAATGTTCCAAGTCCAACCGCTTCAACAATTCCAACAAGTGACGAAATTTGTGCGCCATTCATAGCAGTTCCGGAAACGTTTTCGGTTTCTTCTTCTTCAACAACCGGTTGTCCTGGCAACGCGTCAATTGATACTTCTTCAATCGCTTCGGCAACGATACCCATCGGTGACGCTTCAACAAATTCAACCGTTCCAACTTCACCCGACAATTCAATCATCTTGTCAAGTAACCACAACAATGAATTTTGTCTTTGTGCAACATATATTGATTTGAATATTTCAAACGATTCAAGAAGTTCCGTCGCACCACCAAGTTGACCTTCCGTTTTGATTCCGAACAACATCGGATTCGTTGCCGAATGTGAAACAAGTATATTTTGTTGAATAGATTTTTCCGTCAAATTATATCTATCCGCCAAATCATTGCCGTTCAAATTTAATACCGACGGCGCGTTTTCGTTTCCATCTGAAAAAGTAATGATGACATCGTTCGTGTCTTCAATCGATGTTGATGTTCCTTTGACTTGTTCAACAACGGAACGTTCTTCTTCTTTGGATTGCGGCTGACCGGATGCAAAATTAATTATAGAACCGATTTTGAATGAATTGGATATCTCAAAAAAATGGTACTTTGAAATTAACAAGTCCGCGTTTATGTCAGTTATCCCACCGATATAAGACGGTTTTGGATATGTTCCCCTATCACCTTTCGTTTGTTTGGTTGGTGTCTTATAATAGATGACGAATTTTCCCGTTCGATTTTCCATATCAAGCGGCAACAATTGACGATAGTTCGTATCTTCAAACGTTTGTTTTCTTGCGCTCCAATCATCGGAAAAATAATAAATCGATTCGTCAATGTTTGTTCGAACGCGGTCGATGTCAAAATGTTCCCACCGAACAACCTTTGAACCTTCACGATTCCAAGTTCCAATGACACAAAAACCGTCGAACAATTCAAAATCGAATGCGACTTTTTTAATCATTTCATCAATGGTAAAATCTGAAAATTTATTTTCAATGAAATTGTCAAGTTGTCCACTTGTTATTTTTAAACCACCACCGGCAACATAATATGTTTTAGTCTTAATTATGCCCTGGTTCCAAGCACTACCATTGAATAAATCCACCAAGAAAAATGGGTACTGATTGTCCGACCCCCATTTTTGGAAACCGTGTTTTTTGTCAAGTGATTCTTTTCCTTCCGGAATTTTTTTGGAT